CTTACACTGAGCCGTTTTTATCAATGCGTAGCGGAGATCAACGTGCAATTATTGAACAGTTACTCGGTATTACTATCCTTAGTGAAAAAGCAGAAGCACTTAAAGAACTAATACGTCAAACTAAGGACGACATTGTACAAGAAAATGCCAGCATCGAAGCAACTAAAAAGTCTAACGAGGGCATTCAGAAAAGCATTGACAGTTTAATTACTAAACAAACAGTTTGGAATACGCAACGCGACGGTGATGTAGAAAAAATAGGTCGTGCAATCATAGAACTTGAAAGTGTAGATATAGATGCTGAGCTTGCGAAGCATGCGGAGCTAAAACTTTTCGAAGAAAAGTCAGCGAAGCTGAAAAGCCTGAATAAAGAGAAGGCAACGCTAGAAAGTGCGATAGCACAAGCGGAGCGAAGCGTAAAAAAATATGCTGGCGAATTAGATAAGCTGGCTAATAAAACCTGTCACGCTTGTGAACAAGAACTTCATGATCATAAACATGAAGAAATGACCACTGTTGCACAGCAACATCTAGACGAAGCAGTCAAATACTTTGACAAAGTTACTAAAGATCTAAAGAAAACTACTACTGAAATAACTGCGTTAGGAGAGGTAAGTACTCGTCCCAACACATATTATGACACAGTAGAAGAAGCATTAAAGCATCAGAACAATCTAAAGACTCTAGAAACCAACTTGACTATCAAAGCTGGCGAAAACGATCCGTATCAAGAACAGATTGAAGAGCTTATGGAAACAGCACTACAAGAAATTTCGTGGGATCATGTTAATGAGTTAACTGCACTTAAAGATCACCAAGAGTTTTTGCTTAAACTGTTAACAAGTAAAGACAGTTTTATCCGTAAAAAGATTATTGATCAGAACTTGGCTTATCTAAACAATCGATTAACTTACTATCTTGACAAAATGGGCTTGCCGCATCAAGTTAGTTTCTTAAATGACTTAAATGTTGAGATTACACAGCTGGGACAAGACTTAGACTTTGACAACTTGTCACGAGGAGAACGCAACAGGCTAATTTTAGGCTTGTCATGGGCCTTCCGAGACGTATGGGAGTCATTGTATCAAAACATTAACTTGTTGTTTGTTGACGAGTTAATCGACAACGGACTTGATGCATCGGGCGTTGAGTCTGCACTAGCAGTATTAAAGAAGATGGCACGTGAACGTAACAAGAATATTTTCTTAATTTCGCACAAGGACGAGCTGATTGGTCGTGTAAACAATGTGCTTAAGGTTATTAAGGAAAACGGATTCACTAGCTATGCTAATGATTTAGAGGTTACTGAGTAATGCACCAAGACGAAGAGTTGCATGCTGAACTCTTAAAAGCGTTTCGAGAATACTTTGAAGCTAACCAGCGATGGATTAACGAAGGCACCAAAGTATCCGGAATCCGCTTGCGTCAAAAGTTAAGCGAAATTAGAAGAATATGCAGTGCCAGACGAGTTGTTGTTCGTGAGTGGGGCATTGAAAAAGAAGCACAGCTGACAGCACGTAAGGAAAAGCGTAAGAAAGATGAATAAAATAATAATTGACGCGGATATAATTTATGTTGCTGGCGACAGTTGGGTGCATGGTAGCGAATTACTTGATCCTACACGCCCTGATGTTTCAGATCCGTTTGGAGAAATTCATGAAGCATATAGAACCAAGCACTTCTGGCCTAGACAACTAGCTGACAAATATCGAATGCCCTTCATTGACGGGAGCTCGCCGGGGGCTAGTAATGATCGAATACTGCGTACAACTATACGAGACGTTGCTCTGTTACGCAAACAAGGACGCAAGCCGTTAGTTATTGTTTGTTGGAGCCAACTACACCGATTTGAAATGATTCAAAAGAACAATATCTGGCGATCATTTGTTAGTCCTGCAGAGTTACACTTGCCCAAATGTGTTACTGATCGATGGGGAGAGTGGTCTACTGACCAAGCTGATCTTACCAGGTGGTGTCAGCAGATGATATAGTTAGATGCATTTCTTAAACAAAATATTGTTCAATATTTTGGAACTACGGTGTTTAAAGAACTCTACTGGCAGCTGGAAAAATATATTAAACTTGAAGACTTTGAAGCATATAGTCATCAATTGTCTACCAAAGTAGACTTAACCAAACACATGTATAACTTTAGCTTAGAGGGTATTCTACTGCAAAAGTCCGATATATTATACGGGCCGGGCGGACATCCATTAAAGCAAGGGCATACAGTAATTGCAAATTATATTAAAGAACAATTAGATTTAAGATTTCAAATCAAAAAGGCATAGGCACACAGGCATAGATCAATATATAGTTGATGTCATGGTATTATCAAAACACACTAGTCGAAACACTTCCAGAAGAATGCGTAGGCTTCGTGTATATCATTACTAATCTCATTAGCGGCAGAAAATACATAGGCAAAAAACTAGCAAAATTTTCAAAAACTACATATAAAACTGTAAAACTTAAAAACGGTAACAAGAAGAAAAAGAAAATTCGTAGCAAAATAGACAGCGATTGGCAAACTTACTACGGTAGTAGCCCAGAACTTACTAAAGATGTTACGGAATTAGGCACTGAAAACTTTAAAAGAGAAATACTTTTTTACTGTACAAGTAAAGCAGAATGCAGTTATGTAGAGGCCCGCGAACAATTTTCCCACAAAGTGTTAGAATCAAAAGACTATTATAATGGCCATATTCAAGTAAGAGTACATGGCTCACACATACTCAAGTCTCTAGGCAAATAGGCAAATAATCGTCAAATAAGCCCGCACTGGCGTTGTTATAGTGCCCTAATCCGTTCTGATGTGTGACGGTATGGAAGTTCCTAATTGGCGAAGGAGTTGCAAATCACTATCCTTTACAGGACGTTGATGGGATATGCCTACATAAAACCCGTTTGATTTGCAAGGAAAAATATTTAACAAGGCTAAAAGAAGGGAGAAATACCCTACGTGTGTACGTATGTTAGCGTATATTTGCACACCGCCGTCAAAAGACTGCACGATTAGGTACCGGATGACCGCCTAAGCTAGTAGAAATACTTGTAGTGTTAACGCTAAGTGAACTGCTCAACTCAGATAATGTTCATTTTTTAGCCCGCAAGGGCTAAGTGTGACTACACAATCTAGATAATATCTTAAACGCTTCGCGTTTTAAGTGCTTGTTAATTACTCCTTAATAATTAAAGAAAAGAAGATAAGCTCGAGCTGAAAGCGAAGAGCAGATGAACGTAGTTCATCTTTAAACAGTATAAATACCTAACTGCGAGACAAATATGAAAGTTTATGAAATAATCACGGAATCAGGAAAGTTTGGGGTTGGTACAGCCTTTGACTTCATACTGGGATCATTTACAGCTAATGCCGCAAAGAAGGCATTGCTTAAACAAGCCGCTGAAGCATTGACTAAGAAGTATGGAGATGATTTATTAAAGCATACTGCTAGCGGATCTAAAACTCCGTTTGTATTTGCCGATGCTCGTGCTGAATTAAAGGCTTTGGGATATGCTGACGATGTAATTGATACACTTGTTAAAAATCCCAAAGCCTTAAACGCAATTCGAAAAGATGCAGAAGCAGCCAGCCGTGCCGCACAATTGTCAGGTGCATCTGCATTCTTTGGTAGCAAATGGGATAGCTTACTTTCTTTTGTTAATCTAATGGGCATTGCAGTTCCGGTGCTTAATTGTATAGTTGGCATCATGGAAGATACTAAGAAAGGGTATGATCCTAAAACACTAGATGATCAAGTATACTATCGAATTGAACGTATGGTTGGAGAAATTGCAGCCAGTCTAACTTCTAGAGTAGCTGTTGGATATCTGTTCAAATTACCTGCAGGTGCCCAATCTTGGTTTAGCTGGTTTCCTGGTTTTACCAAAGTCACTGATGCTATTGCCAAGCTAGGGCCAACAGCCCAAGCTGGATTACAGGCATATCTAATGACACCAGAAGGTAGAAAGATGTTAGCAGAGTGGTTTGCTAGTAAAGCATTTGGTGCAAGCCAAGCCGCTTGGTTGCGTGAGATGGGTGCTAGATATTTGAAAGACTGGACCGATCCGCTAATTGCTAAAGTTCAAGACTTTACAGATCCTACTGGAGCGGCTGCTCGCCAGACACAACGTGATAGTGCTAAACTAGATTATAATCCAACAGATCCTAAACATTATCAAGGTACTAACAAGTACAAGTACGATGCTTACGGTAGGCCAATCAATTAAGATCGGAA